ACTTTACAAATGTATATAATGATAGTTTTGTGAAAACATATTTGACTGCTCTCATGAAGGGACAGTGGGGTCAAAATCTAATCAAGTTTAGAGGTGTTAAACTCCCTGGTGGAATTGAATTAAATGGAAGAGAGATATATGAAGATGCTGAAAGAGAAATTGAACAAATTCGTGAGAGAATGACTATGGATTACGAACTACCACCTTACGATTTTATTGGATAATGGCACTTAATCCCTTCTTTCTTCAAGGATCTCCGAGTGAGCAGAGACTCGTACAGAGTCTTATCAATGAGCACCTACAAATACATGGTGTTGAGGTCATTTACATCCCAAGAAACTTTGTCAATAAAAAAACAATTATTGAAGAAGTTCAATCGTCGAGATTTGATGATAACTATGCAATTGAAGCATATGTTAATACCTATGAAGGATATGCTGGTGGAGGAGATATTTTAACAAAATTTGGAATGAGTTTAAGGGATGAGGTAACCTTAACAATTTCAAAAGAAAGATTCGAAGATTTTATAGGTCCATTTTTAGGGACACAAGATAATACTGGAAGTGATTATGAGATAGAATTGTCAACTCGCCCAAGAGAAGGAGACCTAGTATATTTTCCATTGGGACAGAGATTATTTGAAGTTAAATTTGTTGAGCATGAGCAGCCATTCTATCAATTAGGAAGACTTTATGTTTATGAACTGAAATGCGAACTCTTTGAATATGAAGATGAAATTATCGACACTTCAATTTACGAGCTTGATAGTCAGGTTCAAGAAGAGGGATTTATTACAACTCTGAATTTAATTGGAGCGGGTGTAACTGCTCAAGTAACACCTTTTGTTGGTACTGGATACATTGATAGTATAACACTTTCTAATGATGGTAATGGTTATACTTCAACTCCAACAATATCTATTACAGAATCGACAACTGGAAATCCACTACACAATGCAACAGCTGTTGCAATAACGACTGTTCGTGGTGGGGTACATTCTATAAAAGAAATAATATTAACAAATGCTGGTAATGGATATACTGTTGCACCAACTATAGCAATAATTGGTGGGGGTGGATCTGGAGCGATAGCAACTTGTGGTATTAATACTACATCTTATGGTATTGTTAGAACTGTTATTGATGATAATGGTTCTGGATATGCTGGTAATATTCCAACAATTACATTTAGTGGTCCAGTTGGAGGTGGTTTAACAGCAACTGGTGCATTAACAATTAGTCCATCAACAAATCAAGTTAATCAAGTTAGGATTGTAAATCCTGGTTATGGATATTCGGCAACTGAAAATCCATCATCTACAGTCAGCAACCCATCAATTATTACTGGAATAGGAACATTTACATTTAATGAGATAATCACAGGTCAAACATCAAATACCGTTGCAAGAGTTAAATCTTGGGATCAAGATACCAGAGTTTTAAAACTAGCAAATGTTGGTATTGGAACAACAACTGCTGGATTTTTACCCGGAGAAACTATTGTTGGAACAATATCATCTGCAAGATACACTGTCAAGAGTTATGTGCATGATGATACTTATGATAAATACACCCAGAATGATGAGATTGAAGAGGAAGCAGACGATCTCTTAGATTTTACAGAATCAAATCCTTTTGGTGAATACTAATGTTAGGAACTTATTTTTATCACGAAATTATTAGAAAAACTGTCATAGGTTTTGGTACTCTATTTAATGGAGTTCATGTTCGTCATCAAGACAGAAACGGTGCGGATATAAGTCAGATCAAAGTTCCCATTTCATACGGTCCAGTACAAAAGTTCTTAGCAAGAATTGAACAGCAACCCGATTTGAATAAAGCTGTTGCAATGACTCTTCCAAGAATGTCATTTGAAATGACATCTCTTCAGTACGATTCTTCAAGAAAAGCGGGTGTAACACAAACATTCAAAGCATCTGATGGGACCAATTTAAAGAAAGTTTTTTTACCAGTACCATATAACATTGGTTTTGAACTTAATATTCTCTGCAAAATAAATGATGATGCTTTACAAATTGTAGAGCAAATTTTACCATTTTTTCAACCATCATTTAATATAACTATTAATCTAGTTGATTCTATAGGTGAAAAAAGAGATGTCCCTATTGTTTTAGATAACATTTCTTTCCAAGATGATTATGAGGGAGACTTTTCAACTAGAAGAGCATTAATTTATACATTAACATTCACAGCAAAGACTTATCTGTTCGGTCCAATTGCAGATACAACAGATGGTCTTATTCGTAAGGTTCAAGTTGATTATCATGCAGATACTGCTTTGAGTAGTAAGAGGGAACTGAGATATACAGCGACACCAAAAGCACTTAAGGATTATACAAACGATGATACATCACAATTATCTGAAGATATTTCCAAAACAACAACTCTTATTGGTGTCAATGATACTTCTGGATTTGCAGTTGATAATAGGATAATTATTGGTAACGAAATAATGTATGTGAAAGAAATTCCAAACGCAAATCAACTTATTGTTATTAGAGGATATAATGGATCTACAATCACTACTCACCTACAGAAAGCACAAATAGATCTATTGACTGCAGCAGATGATGCAATGGTTGATGTTGATGATGATTTTGGGTTTAATGATTCTCTATTCTCATACACAGACTCCAAAGACTTCAGTCCAACATTACAAACTGATATTTGAGTAAATTGATATGTCAAATAATTTTGAAAAACTCGATGAGGCACTGAACGTGGAAAGTAGTATTGTAGAAGTTGAAGACCAAGTAAAAAGTATTCAGAAAAAGAGACCAGAAGAAAAAACCGATATTAAGAAAGATTATGAATATACTCGTGCTAATTTGTATTCCTTAATTGAAAAAGGTCAGGAAGCAATTAATGGAATCATGGAACTTGCCGGTGAAGGCGGTAGTCCAAGAGCATATGAAGTTGCTGGTCAGTTAATTAAGAGTGTTGCTGATACAACGGATAAACTGATTGATCTACAGAAAAAACTCAAAGATGTTGAAGAAGAAGTGGATAAAAAAGGTCCAAATAATGTCACAAATAATGCTGTATTTGTTGGATCGACATCCGAACTACAAAAACTACTCAAGCAAGGTTTTCTAAATAATAAAGAAGAATCTTAAATTCTAATGGGTTGGACTGACAAATATAAAAAGTCAATTGACTGTGATAATCCAAAAGGATTTTCTCAGCGTGCCCATTGTCAAGGAAAGAAGAAGAAAATGAATGAATCAAAATCCGGAGACCAAGGTCTTCGTGATTGGTTTGGAAAATCAAAATCTTCTGATGGAAAACCTGGATGGGTTCAACTTGGCGGCAAATACGCAGGAAAACCCTGTGCTCGTCAACCTGGTCAAACTTCTACACCAAAATGCGGAAGTTCTAAAATGAAGAGAGATCTTTCCAATAAAGAAGAAGAAAGAGCAAGAAGAAGAAAGAATCGTTTAGATCCCAATCAACCAGAAAAGTCTGGTGGAGCAAAACCAACTAACGTAAGAACTGAAGAAATGGACCTACAAGAAGTAAAAGATAAACCAGGTAAAGGTAGTGGCAAGAAAGATGCTTGCTATAATAAGGTAAAATCACGTTACGATGTCTGGCCAAGTGCCTATGCATCGGGAGCACTAGTCAAGTGTCGTAAAGTTGGTGCCGCTAACTGGGGCAATAAGACTGAAGAAAAGGATCACGAATATTCAATGGCACGCTCTGAGATTTCAACAATAATCTCGGCAGCAAAGAGATTGAAAAAGAAAATGGGTAAAGGTGAAGGCGAACTCAAGGCATGGGTTCAGTCAAAGATCACAAAAGCAGCGGACTACATTGATACTGCTGCTGATTATGTTACTAGTGGTGAGCATAAAGTTGATGAAGCATGTTGGGTTGGTTATAAGCAATTGGGAATGAAAAAGAAAGGAAAGAAAATGGTTCCCAATTGTGTAAAAGAAGACGTATGCCCAGTTTGTGGATATGATCCTTGCCAGTGCTTAGAAGGCACTATCAGTGAGATTCACTCTCAGGCACATACGCCACATGAAGTTCCAGGATCAAATATAAAAAATCTGGTTAAGAAAGCAGTTAAAAGAATTGATGTAGACGTTGATGGTGATGTTGATAAAAAAGATCCTACCACTCCCGTTGGAACTGCTGGAACAAAAAGGAAAATTCATGCACCACATGAAGTTCCTGATAGGGATTTGAAAAAACTCGTCAAAAAAGCAGTCAAGAGAATTGACACTGATGTTGATGGTGATGTTGATAAAAATGATCCAAAAGCAGGAGATTTTGGTGAGTTTGTTCCAACACCAGATGGTAAAAAAAGAATTACAACCACTTTGAAGAAAGAGTCATTTACCATCGATAAAGGTGCCCATAAAACGGCACAAAGAAGAGAAAAAATTAGAGCACTTGTAAATAGAGGTGAGGGTGGTGAAAAGGAAGTTGCCAAAAAGAAACTAGGCACTACTGCTGAACTTCCAAAATTAAAAGAGTTCACTCAGTTTATGGAAGATTGGCAAAAAGTCAATAAGTCCGATAAAACTGATGGTATGAGTCCCGCAGCAGTTAAGGCATATCGCCGTGAGAACCCAGGTTCCAAACTTAAGACTGCTGTAACTGGTGATCCAAAACCAGGCAGTAAGGATGCTAAGCGCAGAAAGTCCTTCTGCTCGCGCTCTAAGGGGCAGCAAGATATGCATAACATTGATTGCTCAAAAACCCCCGATAAAGCAATTTGTAAAGCACGTCGCCGCTGGAAATGCTAATGAAACCAATTTCAGAAAATGTAAACATCGGTGGAGATTTTAATGGAAATCTCTACATAGGAACACCTCAATCAGAACCACAAAAAGTTGGTGAAAGTTACACTGCAGATATAATGTGGAGAGGTAATCTCTATAGGATGGATCTTACTTCACAAACTACACCAACAAGAGAAACTCTTGGTGAAGAAATACAATCTGAATACCCTGGAGCAGTTGTCCATAACATCTATCCAGCAAATGTCAATTCAAATAAAACATTAAGAATTACCGGTATTCAAAGATATCAACCAGAAAGATTAACTTGGACACAAGAACAACATGGCTCAGTGGAATAAAAATCTTCAAGATTATCTAAATCAGGAGAGAACTCTCTTTGAAGTTTTTATGTGTGCCGATAGATACGGCAACATTGGAAACTGTGGAATAACTTCTGGACCTACCAGTGGTGGGTCTGATGCTTTTGGTAGAATGAGAGTATCTGATACTTTCACTCTTGCCGACTATTCCCACATTTATGGTGAAGAGGTAGAACTTCTCACAAAGACTGTTGGTGCAGCATCTACAACTGAGGTAAACCCAAATACAGCATCTATTGCCTTGATTGTTGGAACTGGTGCGACAGATAAGGTGATTCACCAGTCCAGAATGTATCACCACTACATGCCTGGTAAGTCTCAATTTGTGCTGACCAGTTTTAACTTCACTGATGTAAGAGAAAATAC